GTATACAAGAATCTTGTCGTTCCTAGCAGCCGAGCCAGTGGGCATGGCAATATAGAAGCGGTTGCTAAAGTATGTCGCAACTGATCCCTGAACGGCATCGTAATTAACATTCTCAAAGAAGTCTGCAATTGGCTCACTAAGTGGCAGCGTGTTGCCGATCAGCTTAAGGTCAAGTTGAGGCGTCAACATGTGAACGCCGTTGGCAGACAGAAAGAACACAAACTGGCCGGCAGCGACGATCGAGCGTCTAGCCAAGCAGCCAACCTCAGTAGTCACTACAGTCGTGGCGCTCTGTGCTCCAGGAGGTGAGTTGATGTCAAAGTTGTCAGTCTGTACATACACAACGTAGATACTTTTGGTCATAAAGACCAAGAACTGGTCTTGTACCCACGGCAGCACCCCTACAATCGAGTCATTCCCGCCAGTGTTGATCACAAAGTTGTTTAGCGTCGTGTCGCACTGTTCGCTCAAGATGTCACTTACCAACATTTGGTAGTCGCCATACTTAAGAATCAAGCGGTTCTGAAAATAGATCCCAAAGTCAGCACAGGGCACAGACTGTGTAATGCCGGTTACCGTTGTGCCATCTACAGTAAACTTCTGCTGCGCAAATGTGACGTTTGCCATGCCATCTTGCCAAATAAGCGGCGGCTTCCCACGTCGAGCTGTCCAGTCAGGATCGTTTGTGCGTGCTGCAAATGTCGATCCAGTGTTGTTAAGCCACTGAAAAGTAAATGTGTTTGGCCCGGTAACCGCGATAACGTAGCTGCCAGTGATACCTTGACCTGCGGCATCAGCGCCATCTGTCAGTCCAATCGTGACTTCATCGCCGGACGTATATCCGTGCGGTAAAGTAGTCGTAATTGTGATCGTGCCGGTATCTCCGTTAAGGATGCTGGCGTTGGACTCAGTGGCAACAAACGTCGTCTTGTCGTACTGTCCACGGAAGATGTAGATCTTGTTTAGCGCCGTGACTACGTCGCAGATGCCGCCTACATCTATGGTTCTGCCGGCTGGAAATAAATATGCTAGGCCTAGATCTTCAGGATCTTGCCCTTGAGCAGGCTTGTATAGATACATCCTGTCAGTGAAAACAAGGACGATGTTATCGTGGCCATTAGCGTCAACGTACAGGCCAGATCCAACCATCGTCAGGTTGATAAGGTCGTTGTCGGTAAGCCGCTTGGTTCCCTTGCGCGGTTGGGCAATCCCGCGTTGCAGTCGAGCATTAAAGCTTGATTGCAGCATGGTAGGCTTCAAGTTGGCAGGATCAAGCCTGCTGGCAAAGCCAACAAACATGTCGTCCCCTTCTGCCTGTATCTCTTGCGCCATTAGGAAATCAGCTTGCTAAGCTTGTCTACTATACGCTGTAGATCGTCACGCACTTCAATCATGCGATCCATATGATCATCACTTTCACCTTCATCCTCGTCCTCGTACTCTTCTTCGTTCTCTCCATACCCACACTCAGAGCAGGTGCCATCAGACTCCATAGGAGATCCACATTCAGGACAAGAACGACCTTTGCCGCCCATAGGACCGCCAAGAATGGCGAGCATTGCTTTCATTGACTTTGGCATAAGATTAAGCGATTAAAGATTGTCCTTTTTCCCTGCGAACACACAGATCAGCAAGAGTGTAAGGAGTATTGTACTCAAAATGAGGCGCATCGTAAATGGATTTAAAGTTGCCACCCCAGCGCAGCTTGTGCTTTGCGGCAAGTGTTGAGGCCTGTTTGTGCATCATATCAGCAATCTTCTTGTCTGCCGGAGTGCCATCATCCATGTACACCTTGCCCTTAAACACGCCACAATCGATGGCTATACCAAAGTTGTGCATGGATGATCCCGGCTTGGCATTGGTCACCTTTGGCCCTGGTGCAGTGCGTCCCTTGGCGTACAGCGCCTCTTGTTGCTCCCAAGAACGAGTGCCGCAAATGATCTTGTAGTCTAGACCTTCCTTGGCAATCAGCTCCTTAGCTTCAATCAAAAAGTCAGCAAATGCGTCCCGAACTTCAGGAAGTAAGGTGTCTAGATATTTAGCCGAGCGTTCGTCAATCATTTGTGAAGCAGTTTATAGATCTTAGCCAAAGTGTATACAATCGCAGCAATGCCGCCAACGATGCGGACCGTTTGCTCAATCTCGGATAGAGACAGAGCGATGGCGGCAAAGTTGACTCCCAAGACGGAGCCAATCTCCTTAAGGTCTTCGAACATTTCGCTTGGGCTTTCCATTGGTCTTAGGGGCTGATGGTTTAGCTGCGGGTTTAACTGGCTCGGAGATTGAACTGAACCAAGATAGCCACACATAGTTGCAGGCCACTCCAATATTTAGGATGAACTCAGTAATTGGAGGTTCTTGGTGTGCAAAGATGTTAGCCACAGATCCGCAAATCGTCACTGTCGTGGCAAGCTTGCACAGATAAGAAGCGTACTTGTGTCTGTAAATGGCGCTATCCTCATGGCCAAATACTTTTAGCCACAAGTGAATCGCGGAAACAGCCAGGACACTATTTGCGCAGGCGTTTAGTAGGACTATTGGGCTTAATGTCATGACTGGATAAAAGCTTCTCTGAAAGGTTCTCTACGGCCCTAAGTCCGCAAAAGCCCAACAAGAACCCGGCTGCGTAGCCGTACTGAGGCTCACCATCAAGATGCGCAACCTTAAGCAGAAGTGGCGTAACGTAGTTTGCTGACGCTGCTCCACCCACAAGAGACGCGATTGTACGGCCAAGATTCTGACCAGCCTGCTTGGAGGACATTAGGATCGCTCCAAACAAACCAGCAATAGCAAGGCCAATATCAATACCAGCATCCTTAAGGTTGATCATCTGTGTTGCGCCTGTTTAGCGACAGAAACTGCATTCAGCAAGTCCAGCTCAAGTCGTTGGTATCTAGCATCTGAATGCCATTTCTGCGCCACCTCAGCAGTGTACGTCTGTCCTGGCTTAAGCTCAAGTATTTCCTTGCTAGGAGGATACAAGTATCTTGCTGGAACGGGTAAATCTTTCGCGCAACCTGTCAGCAATAGCGTCGTTGCCATTAGCCCTAGCTTCAATGATCTGATTCTCGATGTCATCGCAGTAGTTGGCTATGTCACGCTCAAGTTCCCAAGATGCTCGTTTAGCCTTGATCTCCAGCCACAGGCGCAGGATTTGCAGCAGGTTTGGTATCATTTGATTCTTTTCGCACCACGTTAATCATGCCGATTAGTGCAAGTCCAGTAGTCAAGATGGCTTCTTGCATCTCTGGATGGAGCTTTAGCCCAACTGCTGTGAGCAACGCAAATAATCCGCGCCAAGTGGATGGTTCTTTCAGTCGTTCGAGTAGGTACTTCATAAGATTAAGACACAGCAACCCAAGACAAGGACTCTTCATTCCAGCTATACTGTCCGCCGTTTGCTGGATGCGCAACTGGAGCTTGCCACAAACAAGTTTCCTCGTCTAGCACCCAAGACGGATACGGCTGCGGCGCATAGAAGGCGTCACGAGCACTGTCGTAGACGCAGCCAGCGCCAGCGTAGTTTTTGCGCAATGGACGGCCTTCTGGATGTTTTCCAGCGTAAGTATTGTAACTTGTCTGTACCCATATGCCAGGCACGGCTCCAGAATCAATGAAGTCCTGTTCAGCAACGATTACACGTTGAACTACGCCGTCTATAATTTCAGCAAAGTGCGCCATAGGTTAAGAAGTAAATATTAATATGCCAGAAAATTTAAACTCGTGATATGTGTATCCACCGCTTTGCGTAATAATGCCTCCAGTTGCTCTGGGAGTTCCAAGATAACGCACTTTTACAACACCTGAACCACCATTTCCTCCCTTTTGATACCCTTCTGCCGGATATCCAATTCCTCCTCCGCCGCCTGTATTTTGAGTTCCATCTTCAGCCAAATAAGCCGGAACAGTTTCTCCATTTGCTCCTCGACCGCCTCCACCGGATCCTCCAAGCCCACTAAGTGGATCAAAATCGCCTGCATCATTCTGTGCTCTGGATCCACCACCTCCGCCTGCTCTAGTAATTCCATCAACCCAAGTTAATCCATCTCCACCTTTTGCTGTTGTGTTTCCGGGCGCTCCAGCTTGGCTGGCTCCGCCACCTGCTCCGCACTGATAAGCATTTGGCCCCGGGCCACCATTGTTCCCTTGTCCAGCAGTTCCAAGCCCAACCGCATTAAAATGATAGGCCCCAACGCCAGACCCCCCATTTCTGGGCGAGTTAGATCCGCCACCTATAGTGTATACAGTTGAATTTGTTGACTGAAGAAATGTATTAGACCCTCCACTACTGGCTTCATTATTTAGTCTGCCAATTCCTCCAGCGCCGACAATAATGCTATACTTTGCTACAGTTTGCGCGGTAAGTGTTCCAGATAAATATCCTCCGGCTCCACCGCCGCCATTTCCAAAGTTGTTGCCCGGCCAAGCACTTGCACCTCCTCCTCCGCCGGCAACTACAACATAATCTAAATCATATACAGCCACAGGAGGTGGCGTTGCAAATGGTTTTAATGATAAATAAGCAATCATACTGTAGCATCTCCAGCAATAACCCATGTGTCAGCCGCAATTTTAAGCAAAGAAATTACTGCATATGGCCCAGCGGTTTTAAGTCCATTTCTTCCTTGCAGAGTAACACCTGCTGCTGGAGAAATAGTTACTCCACCAGAATTAATCTGCATTACAAGAATTTGCGTTCCTATTGAGAAGTTTGAATTTGCAGTTGCCGATGCAGGAATAGTAATCGTAATCGGAGAAGTGTTGCTTGCAGTTATTAACTTCCCAGCATCTGATCCTGTGGTGATATTTGTAATTGTATAAGCAGTGCCAGTCTGTGGATTAATTGGCACCATTGCAGTAGCAACTGGATTACGGGTTGTCCCAGCAACAGCCGTTGTTCCAGTTAGGTACATTTGCTGTGTATCCCATTCTATTGCACCAACTACTGGAGTTGCTAGCAATGTTTGAGATGCAGCAGTAGAAAAACTAATTGGGTTAACACTTACTGAGTTTGCCGCAAATGTTTGTCTTCCAGCAAAGGTCTGCGCAGTAAGGAGTGCAAGCGTAGCTCTGCTTACAATTACAGTCGAAATTAACGGATCTACACCAACAAGGTAGGATGTATTTCCTGCAATGTTTCCAACAATAC